TAGATCGTACTATGATGAGATCTACAGTAGAATTACGTGCACCATTCTTAGCACCAGCAGTAATCAAACATGGATTAGATACTCCATATGAAATGCGCAATGGTGAAAAGAAGGTATTAAAAGAAACATTTAAGGATATAGTACCACAAGAAATATTAGATAGAGAGAAGCTTCCTCTCAAAACAGAAGCTATAAGAACAGAACCAATGCAACAAAGAATTAAAAATCAACAAATATGGCAGGATATGTATGGAACATAAAGATGAAAGGTATCTAGATTTAGCTAAGCTTTTCTCTACGTGGTCAAAAGACCCGAGCACGGGCGTAGGCGCGGTCGCGATAGGTAGTAAAGGCCAAGTATTAGCACAAGGATATAATGGATTTCCTAGAAAGGTAAAAGAAAACGAGGAAAGATTAAACAATAGAGAAACTAAATATCAATTTGTAGTTCATGCAGAAATGAACTGTATATACAATGCAGGATATAATGGAACACAACTTGATGGTAGCACGATGTACGTATACGGACTTCCCGTATGTAATGAGTGTGCTAAAGGTATTATCCAGGTAGGTATCAAAAGAGTGGTAATACCTAATTCGTGGGAAGCTACTGATGTTCCAGATCGATGGAAGGTCTCGGTATTAAATACTCAAAGAATGTTTAAAGAGGCCGGAGTAATATATGACTTCATTTGATCCTAAAGAATTAAAGAATTCTAAAAGGATATTTAAATCCGCTACACCTAAGTATACCTTAGACTGGTATATTAAATGGCCAGCATCGGTATTTGTATTAGGAGCAATGTCAGTTAGAGGTATACCAGAATTATTATTATGGGATTTAGCCTTATCACTTATTGGAGTTGTCTTATGGTTATTTGTAAGTTTGCTCTGGAACGATCGGGCTTTAATTATATTAAATACAGCTGGATTAGTATTTTTAATTACTAATCTTGCACAAATATTTTGGCCTAGTTGAAAATAAAGGTTTACAAACAGTCAAAAGTGTGGTATAATATACCTATTATGGAGAAAAAATAAATGCCTAGTGTAGATTTAAGACCTCGACCGAGGCACCCAAAAGATAAAAGACCGTCTAAACCGATGCCCTTTGATGTTGCAATTCGCAAATTCAAAAAGCAAGTTGAACGTGCTGGTATCTTACAAGAAGTTAGACGAAGAGAATACTTCGAGAAACCTTGTCAAAAAAGAATTAGAAAGAAAGCCGAGGGTAAATCTCGGTGGAAGAAAAAAGAACAATCAATGGCTTTAAAGCCTTTAAGACGTGGGAGTATGTATTAATGAGTGTAATGGATAAACTAAAAAAGAATAGTAAAATTAAAACAACTTCTATTCTTGCAGATTCGATCTTCTTTAAAGATCTGGAAACAACTACAACATCAGTTCCAATGATAAACGCAGCTTTATCTGGTGACTTAGATGGTGGTTTATCTGCAGGACTTACGGTCCTAGCAGGACCTTCAAAACATTTCAAAACGTCATTTGCTTTATTAATAGCAAGTGATTATCTTAAAAAGCATGATGATGCAGTAATATTATTTTATGATTCAGAGTTTGGTTCACCCCAAGCTTATTTTGAATCATTTGGAATTGATACTTCTCGCGTACTTCATACACCGATAACAGATGTAGAACAAATCAAGTTCGATCTAGTTAATCAGTTAGATGCTTTAGAAAGAAAGGACAAGGTTATAATCATAATAGATTCAATCGGTAATTTAGCTTCGAAAAAGGAATTGGACGATGCACTTAACGAAAAATCTGTAGCAGATATGACCAGAGCCAAGGCGCTAAAAGGATTATTTAGAATGGTCACACCATATTTAACTATGAAAGATATTCCTCTATTAGCTGTTAATCACACCTATCAAGAGATGGGACTGTTCCCGAAAGCTATTGTGAGTGGAGGTACTGGTATCTACTACTCAGCCGATAACATATGGATTATTGGTCGTCAGCAAAAGAAAGTCGGAACAGAAATAAAAGGATATAATTTTGTTATCAATGTTGAAAAATCAAGATTTGTTAGAGAAAAGTCAAAAGTACCTATCGCAGTTAGCTGGGATGGTGGTATTGAGCGCTACAGCGGTTTGCTGGATGTTGCTCTTGCTGGTAACTATGTTGCTAAGCCTAATGTTGGCTGGTATTGCCGAGTTGATCGTGATACTGGAGAACTCGTCGACCCTAAAGTCCGTGAAAAAGACACTCTCACAAAAGAATTTTGGAAACCGATTCTTGAGGAAACAGACTTCAAAGAGTTTGTCAAAGGTCATTACCAAATCGGACAAGTCCCTCTATTAGATGTAGATCTAAACATAGAGGAAGAATAAAGTGAAAGAAACTAAAATAATTACTACTGAGGATTATCAATTAGTTGAATCTAATGATGTAGAATTTTATGGAGTAAAGCTTCTCACAGGTAAGTGGAAAGGTGTTGTATACATATATGGTGAAGTTAAAATAAAAGAATCACCTGAATTAGATATAGCAACTTTAGGATTTACTTATAATATTCAAGAAGCCGGAGGTTTCGAAGAAGAAGATCTTATAAATGATATTCATTTCAGAAATTATATAGGTGGAGTATTACAGAACGTAATCGAAGAATCACTAGACAATGGAGCCGTAATTGGACATAACGAATCAAATACCAACACACATATTAAGTCATCTAGTTAATGATGAAGAGTATTGCCGTAGGGTAATACCTTTTCTTAAGAAAGATTACTTTGAAGGTGCACATAAAATTGTGTTCGACCTTATTGTGGATTTTGTAGTTAAACATAACAAGATACCTTCTGGTAAGGTATTAGACCTAGAACTAATAAAGCTCAGCGCACCTGAAGATATTTTAAATCAAGGGTCTAGATTAATCGAGGAGATCAAAGAAATTTCCGAAATAGATATTGATTACTTAATTGATGAATCTGAAAAATGGTGTAGGCAAAGAGCAATTTATATTGCAATCATGGAATCAATTCAAATTATCGATGGGAAATCCAAAGATAAAAGCGAAGGAGTTATACCGGAAATATTATCAAATGCATTAGGTGTTAATTTCGATCCTAATATTGGACACGATTATATTGATAACTCAGATGATCGATTCGAATTCTATAATACAGTCGAGAATCGTATACCATTCGATTTATCTTATTTTAATAAAATAACAAAAGGTGGTTTACCCAATAAGACTCTGAACATTGTCATGGCAGGTACGGGCGTAGGTAAATCATTATTCATGTGCCATTTGGCAGCAGCTAACCTAGAGTTAGGAAAGAATGTTTTATACATTACAATGGAAATGGCAGAAGAAAGAATAGCAGAACGTATAGATGCTAACCTAATGGATTTACCTATACAACAATTAGAAACATTACCGAAAAACGTTTTCGATAATAAAATAAAGAACATCGCAAAAGCTTCGATAGGGAAACTTATAGTAAAAGAATACCCTACCGGAGCTGCGCATACCGGTCACTTTAGAGCATTATTAAATGAACTAAAGCTGAAAAAGAATTTTCAACCTAATATAATTTATGTTGATTATTTAAATATTTGTGCATCTTCTCGAGTCCGTGGACTTGGTGGAAGTATAAATACTTACTCATATGTTAAATCTATCGCGGAAGAACTTAGAGGTTTAGCAGTTGAGTTTAATGTCCCCATCGTGAGTGCAACACAAACGACGAGATCTGGATATAGTAATACTGATGTAGGATTGGAGGACACTTCGGAATCGTTTGGCTTACCGGCCACAGCGGATCTTATGTTCGCTCTTATCTCAACAGAAGAGCTAGAAGATCTAGGGCAAATGTTGGTCAAACAACTGAAGAATCGTTATAACGATCCTACCAAATACAAGAGATTTGTAATTGGAATAGATCGTTCGCGAATGAAACTTTATGATGTGGAGGAGTCAGCTCAGACAGATCTTGTATCTGAAACTGTACCTGATAAAGCAATAAATAAATTTGGTGATAGAGAGACGCGAGACTCTTACGCTGAGTTTAAAATTTAGAGGAATAAACATATGTTTATAAAAGCAAAAGATTGGATAATGGAAAGAGTCGGAGAAAGAACATCACACGATGGCATCGTTTTAGTTGCAGTCGCAGGATCAGTTCTACTTTTTGGCGGTTTAGCCAAAGTACTAGCATGGGTAGCGCTATTATGGGGGGTTTATACTCTCGTAAGGCCAGAGGCATAAAATGAAGAAACTAATATTTACGATCATAGCGATCGCAAGTTTAACAGTAACTTCATTAGCTCAAGCAGATGAGGGAGCAGTTGCTCCAGCCGTGGGACTTTCGGGTTCTATTGGTTTATCATCAGATTATTTTTACAGAGGAATCTCACAAAATAATCACAGTGTAGCACCTAGTTTCGACGTAGCAGTTGATTACAAAGGTTGGTATATTGGCACCTGGGTTAGCCCAGTTGATTTTGGAACTGACACTGATTACGAGTATGATTTATATGGCGGCTACGATAAGCAGCTAACAGATAAATTAACCGTTGGCGGTGGATTTTTACAATATAATTATGACACAGGAATAGAAAAGATGACTGAACTTTACGTAAAAGGAAGTTACGCTGATACTATTTCTATTGGATATTATGTTGATAAAGATAATTCTGACAATACATATTATGATGTAGCAATTAAAGTTCCATACATATCTGTTATTGATCTACACTTAAACTATGGTAAATTTAAGAACGGTGAAGACCATAAGGGAATCACTGCTTCTAAAAATGTTGGAAATAACGTGGTTCTTAGCCTTATGGCTATGAGCATGGCTAGACATGGTAAATTCATGGATAGTGCAGCATTAGGAATTCATTATAACTTTTAATTATATAGTATGATAGAAGGAGGGGTAAAACCCTCCTTTTTTGTTTTTTAAAGTACGAATAAGTGTGGGAATACTACACTTTTATGTACGAATAAGTGTAAAACCCTCCTTTTTAGGGGCCATGTGACAAGCTATGTCTCATCATTTCAAAATAATTGAAAATAATTGAAAAAAAAGGTTTACAAACGCTCCGTTTTGTGGTATAATAGACATATTAAATAAATAAAACTGTAAGGAGTTAAATGGAAAATCAAATAAAAACACTAATCGAGGCAATCGTCTCAGATTACGCGACCTTCACTAGAAGGTCTTTCGAAGCTAACGGGTACTCAACAGACCCAGAAATCAACATAGAAAAATTCAGAAATGAATTAAACGTATTCGATAGAGGTACTAAGTACATCAGAATCGAAACTGGAAATTCAGTTTGGGGCTTTATTAATAAAGGTAACCCAGATTTTAAAGTTGGTGATATCTTAATAGCAAAAAGTTGGAAAGGTCCAGCTACTAATAAAGCTAGAGGAAATATCTTTGAATACTATTCAGTCGCTTGGACTGGTCCTCACTACATATCTGGTTATTCAGCAGGTGGCGAAAGAGCCCCAGCGGAATTCACCGGGCTATTAAGAGGTGGATCAAAAATCGTAGAAGGAGAATCAAATGAGTAAGGTATCAAATACAGTAGCTTCAGCCGAATACTATCAAGTATTGGCTGATCAGTCAGATGGTAAATATACCGCGCAAGATGTTTATAACCTTGAAAAATATGGGGTTATAAACCCTAGAGAATTATCAGATCTAGAAGAACAAGATGAATCATGCATTTGCGGTGAGTCAGATTGTGATGAACAATATGTCCATTGGACATCGGGGTGGTAAGATGATTTATAGCTTACCTACACTCTACAAAAGAGATTCGAATAAAAATATCCGTGAATGGACCATGCAATATATGGGTCCAATCGCTCCTGGTACTAGAACAGTTTCAGGGATTAAAGATGGCAAGTTAGTCGAAAGTGGATGGAATGAATCTTTCGGTAAAAACTTCGGCAAGAAAAATGCTACAACATCTTTTGAACAAGCTCATAAAGAAGCTCAAGCCAAATGGGATATCAATTTAGATAAAGAATACTTCGAGAATATATCTCAAATAGATTCTTATGATAAATTTAAACCTCAGTTAGCTCGCGATTATACTAAGTTACCACAACCTTCTGGTTATAGCCAACCTAAGTTAGATGGTATTAGATGTATTGCAAGAAAAGATGGATTATACACCCGCGCA